CAGTAACTGTCGGTGATACCCGGTATCCGGTTAGCACGGATATCACGCTACCAGACACGCCTAGGACGGAAGATGTCATTCCCATACGGCCAGACCGTCACGGTGATTAGCCGTACCGTCTCCGGACAGGACGCCTACGGCAACGACACCTATTCCGAGACGTCCACAGCTATCACGCCGTGCGTAGTCCAGTCGTCCGGTAGCACCGAGACAATCGAGTTCACGGATCAGGTAAGCGATGAGCTTACAGTCTTCCTCCCGTACGGAACGGATGTGAAGGCTATCTACGCTATTCAGTGGGATGGTAACAAGTACGAGGTTCAGGGGAACCCATCTCAGTGGCAGTCGCCTTTCTCCGGCCATACCTCGCCCATTCAGATCCGGGCGACCAGGATCACGGGGGCATCGGTATGACTGCTGAATTCACTCCGGATCACCGTGGCGTAGGCGAGATGCTACGCTCGCGGATGATGGAGGATACGATGCGGCTAGTCGCGGAGGGCATCCGTATCCGTGCTGAGGCGACCTCGCCTGTTGATCCAAAGAGCCCACATCCGGGCCGTTACCTTGCGAGCTTCCACATCAGGTCGCATTCCCGTGGCGGCGCAAAGAATGACCGCGCTGAGGCTATCGTCTACAACGACTCGCCGGAGGCTCCGTTTGTCGAATGGGGCCAGTGGGGCGATGAGCCGGAGCACGTCCTGGCGCGAGCGGCATTTGTGAGGTTCGGATGACGGTTCCGGTATTCCCTGATATCGAGCTGCTACTGATATCCGCACTCGTGCCGCTGAATCCTGCCGTCCGGTTTGTTACGGTACTTCCGGCAGACATCCCCGGCACGATCGCAAGGATTCACCGTATCAGCGGAGCCGCGCGGCATATTGGTGGCGACCAGCCTATTGTTGACGTTGATGTATTTGGATTTAAGTCTAGCACTGATAGCGTCTCGCTTTCCGCGAGGACCATTCAGGCCCAGGTTCTATCATTCGCAGGAACTGCCTACCCGAAGGGAGTAATTCAGCACGCCTCAGTAATCGCAGGCCCACGACAGCTACCGGAGGCAAACCCAGCACTAGTCCGATTTTCCGCAACGTACGAGATCCGCGTACATCCCTGAAAGGAAACGCAATGCCCACAAAGCCAGCAGAAGATACGCCGTCCGTGGCAGCGACAGACCTGGGGATTTCTCCACTCGGCCTGACGCCTCCGGCTACCGGCTCGTACAAGGACAACACCCTGCTCTACGCGGCCGGTGACGTAGTCATCTGGGCCGGCCAGCCAAACAACGGAAGTCCTCCCACCGCATTCGAGGACCCATCCTCTCTCGGCTCCGGCATCTACAAGTGCTGCGGCTGGACGGACGTATCGGGCTATATCTTCAAGCTCGATGAGACCATCAAGGACATCCCGGCAGCCGGAGTCCTTACGCCGGTACGTTCCATCCTTACCGGAGGCTCCAAGACCGTCCAGGCCATCTTCCTAGAAGCTCTCAACCCTTACGTCCGCTCGCTCTACGATGACGTGCCGATCTTCCCGGTAGCTAGCTCGCCTCTCAAGCCCTCTGGCGTAGCGGCTCCAGGCGCACCAGGGCTCTCCACCGCCGCGTCCGGTGGTACGATCCTCGCTGGAACGTATCAGGCGATCACCACGTACACGACGGCATCCGGCGAGTCTGGCCCATCTCCGGTAGGATCGCAGGTCACTACCGGCTCCACGAGCACGATCACGTGCGCCTCGCCTACAGCGGTTGGCGGGGCAACCGGCTGGAACCTCTACGTGACAGCGGCCGGAGGCTCTACGTTCTACAAGCAGAACGTCTCTCCGCTCACTATCGGCACGCCGAACACGCTCACCGCTCCGCCAACCTCTACCGGAGCCCAGCCGCCTGCGGCCGGAGTCTTCCCGGCAACCTACATTATCCCTGACCCTCCGGCCGATAACCGGTACAGCCTCATATTCGACGCCATCGATGGCACCAAGCGCCAGCGGCTGTACGCCCCGTTCGCCAAGGTCACCGCTCGCGGTAATGACCAGTACCAGCAGGGCGACATCGTCATGACCGACCTTACGTTCACGCTCTACCCCGGAACCATCGGGGCAGTCACAAACGCCGTCGCCCAGCGCACCATCGACTACGGCAAGTCGATGACGGCCTACTTCACGTGACCGGGAGGAAGCCGTGACAGAACCGCTACGGGCCGCAGAGAGCCCGGACGGAGATGAGCCTGAGGTCGATGTAGACCTTGACCTGCTCGATGAAGCACTACGCCGCGAATCCGTAGGCGAGCCCACTACCGTCCGGATAGACGGTAAAGTCATCCACATTATGCATGCCGGTGAATGGCCGTCCTCAGCAATGCGGGCGGCATCGGTAGGCAACTGGGAGGACTGGGCTACCGCCGTTATCACGGACAGCGCGGAGTATGAGGCGTGGCTGGAGGCCGACCTCGCGAACTACCAGATTGAAGCGGTGTTCGCGGAGTGCGGCCGGCAGGCTCGCATGAGCATGGGAAAATTCAGAAGATCCTCTGGATCATCTCGGAATTCCCGGAGGCACTAGAGGCAGATCTCCAGCGCTATTACGGGCTCGATTTCGTCAGGTTCTTCAGGCCTGGCTCCGGCCTGTCATGGCGCAAGCTGCTTGCCCTCATCGATAACCTGCCACCGGAGAGCGCATTGAATACTGCGGTGAGGAATATCACGCCAGAGGAACGGCTAGCCGCGAACGCCGGTGATCCTGTTAAGGCTCGCTGGAGTACGGTGGAGAGCCTACTAGCCGCACTTATCGATGAGGTGCGGCAGGTCAGCTGGATGTACGCGAGTAGCCATTCCGATAAGGCCATCGCCAGGCCGCAGCCGATCCGGCGTCCAGGCGTCTCCACTAAGTCGCGGAGGCTCCGGCCGATGACCCTCGCGGGTATCCGGGCAATCGACCCACGCATGCGGGACGTTCCGGATGAGGAAGTTCAGGCCACCCTTAACAGGATGACGGGAAGGGTGTGACATGGCGGAGATATTCGTTGGCTCGGTAGCCGTTGGCGTTGTCCCGGACGCTCGCGGCTGGAATACGCGGCTCAGGGCTCAGCTAGTCCCGTCATCAGAGGAAGTCGGCCGCGAGGTAGGCAACAACGTATCGAGCGGTATCGTGAAGAGCCTTGACGATAACAAGGCTAGGATGGCTAGGGCCGGAGAGGCTAACGCAAGCGCATTCTCGACTACATTCCGGAAGCGGATAGAGGCCGCTATGAAGGCCCTTCCGGCTGCCGAGATAAAGGCAGACTCAACCAAGGCGGAAAGGAAGGTTGCTGAGCTACGCGCAAAGATGATCGAGCTTCTATCGAAAGACATAGATGTTAACCTTTCCTCTAAAGAGGCAATGGCGAAGATAGCCGAGATTGATGCTGGGCTCAAGATCCTTCAGGAAGATGCCAATATCAAGATCCGTTTCGACGCGAGGACAGCCAGGGCAGAGCTGACTAAATTCCGGGCTGAGGTATCCCGTGCTAGCGGTGGCGGTGGTGGAGGCATCCTCGGTACGCTCTCGCGGCTCGTGCCGGGATTCGGGCCTGGGCTTGGTGGCGGTGGTATCGGAGCCGGAGGCGCAGGGCAGGCAGGGCAGGCCGCGTCGGCTGCGGCTAGTGGTGGTGGCGGACTCCTGAACCCGTGGACCATCGGCATCGGGGCAGCAGGCGTAGGTGCTGCCCTCCCGTTCCTAGGCCAGGCCGCTGGAGGGCTCCTGACCGGTGGGCTGGGTACCGGGCTCGCTGGGCTAGGTGTCCTCGGAGCCCTGTACGGGAACATAGGCAAGCAGGTAACCGTTACCAATCAGCAGATGCGGGCCTCCCATCTTCAGCTCGCGGCCGCAACACAGCGCCAGACGGCAGCCCAGGATAACCTCAACAAGCTGGAGGCGAGCGGGAAGGCTACGGCCGGCCAGCTAGCCGCAGCTCACGCGAGTCTCGATAGTGCTATGGCTGGAGTCGCTACGGCGCAGGGGAACCTAAACAAGCTCCAGCAGCAGAATCAGGAAGCACGCCAGACGGCCCGTGTTAAGGATATGCAGCAGGCCTGGACCAATCTCGGGAAGGATGCCAAAAAGAGCATAGCCGAGATCGGAGCAGCATTTGTGCCGGTGATGACTAATATCTTCAAGACGGCCGATAAGGTCATGAAGCAGATGACGCCGGTATTTGCTGACGTAGAGCATCTGATCGCAGGGCCGTTCCAGACATTTGTTGATACCATCCTAAAGGCATTCGCCCAGCCGGCAGTCCAGCAGTCGATTAGGGACGTAGCTAACGCATTCGTTGAGATCCTAAAGGCGTTCACCCCGGACATACCGGGCATCATGAAGTCATTCGCGGAGGCTATCTCGCGGATGGCCCAGGCTATTGCCCTGAATCCAAAGGCTACGGCCGATTTTATCAACTTCCTGTTCCAGGTAATCATCGCCATTATCGACGTAATAGCCTGGCTAACCGTCGCCGCAAACTGGCTAGAGTCTCACTGGCCTACTATCTGGAAGTACGCCGGTGCGGTCATAATGGGATTCGTCGATGTCTTCAAGGTTGGGTTCGCTATCCTTAACGGTGTCTTTGGTTTCTTCCTGAGCCTTATCCAGGGGCACTGGAGCGATGCATGGAATCACCTCAAGGATGCCGGCAAGAGAATCTGGAACCTGATTAAAGATGAGGCTGGCCGGGTATGGAATGCTATCCTTGGAGTCATTGATTCCATCACCGGAGCTATCGGGCACAATATAGCAAACCGTTTCGATAACATCCGACACGGTATAGCGCACGTATGGGGCGATATCGCGAGTAGCACCTACCGTGTACTGGCCGACCTAGGGCACAACATAGCCGCTCATTTCGACCAGATCCGGCATAACATCGCGGGCTGGGGTAATACCGTACTCCATACGATCCGGATCATCTGGAATGATATCTACGGGGCAACGATCGGAGCCCTCATCCGGATAGGCCACAATATCGAGGTCCAGTTCAACAACATGAAGCACTGGATCCTGACTTTCTTCAATGACGCAATTCACTGGCTCCCACGAGCCGGACACGATATCATCAACGGGCTCTGGAACGGCCTCAAGGCCGCGTGGAACTTCCTGTGGGGATGGTTTACCCGGATCGATAACGCAATGATAGGCTACTTCAGCGGAGCCGTTAACTGGCTCAAGGATGCTGGCGGGAAGATAATCCACGGCCTGCTCGCGGGTATCTGGAATGCTATGAGGAACGTAGCCAGCTGGATTAACCAGATGGTAGTCCAGCCGATCATCAATGCGGTCAAGAGATTCTTCCACATATCCTCGCCGTCCCAGGTAATGATGGGTATCGGTAAGAATCTCATCCAGGGCCTTATCCACGGCCTCCTGACTTCCGGCCGGAGCCTCGCTGGCCTAGTCAGCCATATCTTCAAGGGATGGCCGCAGGCTCTCGCCTCATTCGTCTCCAAGGGCCTAGTCGATATCGCTAAGCTACCGAAGGCAGCCCTGAATGCTCTCGGTAAGGTCGGTGGCTTCCTCGGTGGGCTCTGGAAGAAAATAGCCGGAGGCGGTGGAGGTGGAGTCCAGCAGTGGGCCGGAATGGTTATGCAGGCCCTCGCGATGCTTCACCTTCCGGGCTCGCTACTCGGCCAGGTACTGTATCAGATGCAGACCGAATCCGGAGGCAATCCTAACGCCATTAACCTTACCGATATCAACGCCCAGATGGGTGATCCCTCGCGTGGCCTGCTTCAGGTAATCGGCTCCACGTTCGCGGCCTATCACGTTCCCGGTACGAGCGGCAATATCTATGACCCACTCGCGAACATCGCGGCCGCAATCAACTACGCTCTCCATACCTACGGGCCGAGTCTGATGCGGGGTGGGATGGGTATGGGCTCCGGGCACGGCTACGATACCGGAGGCTGGCTGCCTCCCGGAGTGACGCTCGCGTACAACATGACCGGCCGTCCGGAGCGGGTGCTGACCTGGGAGCAGGCTCAGGGAGGCGTAGGCGGAACAGAATACCACGCTCACTTCGACGGCCTTACCGGAGCCGCTATCGAGAGTCACGTGCGCACGGCATTCCAGGCGATGTCGATAACCCAGGGCAATCTAGGACGTCAGGGCAGGAGGACATAAATGACTACGCCAGCGCCACCTATCCCACTTCAGATTGACTACATAGACCCTGACGGAACCGACTGGAACCTTTCCGACCTCTCGATGGCGAATGGATATATCTGTTCCGGTATCGCCGGAATCGACGGCATTCCAGTTACCATGCAGACTATCCCGCTGCTTGACGGTACAGCTATACCGACTATCTACAACGTTCAGCCTGGGACTATTGCTATAGCCCTACTCGTGAGCCGTCCTGCTGGTGGTGGATCGAATGATTACTATGCCCTACTTGATAAGGTAATCAATGCCTTTACCTGCCGCCGTAACGAGCTACCGGCTCCGGGACAGATTGTAATCCAGAGACCAGATGGGACATCTAGGTCAGTATCGGTCTATACGACTTCCGGGCTCGATACGCCGGAAGTCGGCCTGAACGATATGATGGTGTATGCCTTCACGTTCCAGACTCCAGATCCATACTGGTACGACGATACTCAGCAGAACCTTGTCTTCACGCTTAACTACGCGAGCGGCATCCTGCCCCTGCTCCCTATCTGGCTAGCCGGTGGTACCATTATCGGGAATGCCACGATTAACAATCCCGGAGCCGCTACCTATCCAACGTGGACTATTACTGGGCCTGGGACTCCAACGATTAAGAACCTAACTACAGGCCGGCAGTGGTCCCTAAATACCGCTATCCCGGCCGGGCAGATAGTACAGATTGTAACCAAGCGCGGTCAGCAGATGGCGGTAAATCAGTCGACAGGCTCAAGTATCTGGGACCAGCTTTCCTACTCGACTATCAGCGACCTCTGGTCTTTCGTTACCGGAGTCAATAACATAAACATCTCGATTCCCGGAGCTACCGCAGCAACAGCCGTATCGCTCGCCTGGACTAACCGCTGGAGGCGTGCCTGATGGCTGTTATCCCGGTCAACGGCCGCTCCGTTACCGTCTCGCGCGCTACCGGTAGCGTCAACCGTATTCAGTCGTTTGTTACCCCGCAGGCAGGCTCGCAGGATCAGGTATGGGTCGAGATCCTTGATAATAATCTCGTGAGCCAGGGCGTGGTCCAGTTCGCTACCCTCTCGGCTCAGCTCTACTACAACGCAGTAGGCTCCTGGTCCATGGTCGTACCGTACTCCGATACGCTCTGGAACCGGATCATGTCTGGCGATTTCTTTGTTAACATCAACTGGAGAGGCCTGTTTAGCTTCGGAGGGAAGTGCGAGCAGCCAGGGTACCAGGACTCCATACCGGGCTCCACCGGAGGCTCAGGCTCCGTCTCTGGGCCGTTTATTGCGCTCTCTGGGGCCGACTGGCTAGGGCTTATCGCTAACCGGATCTGCTACCCTAACCCAGCCGTCGCCTGGGCCTCGCAGACGGCCGCAGCTACCGATGCAATATCCGGTGTAACGCTGGAAACCGCTATCAAACATTACGTCAACAACAACATCGGTCCAGGAGCCCTAGCCGCTCGCGTTAACCCGCTCCTGGATATTGCGGCTAACCAGACGCGAGGCCCTTCCGGAATCGCCTACACGGTTAAGTTCGGAACCGGTGTAGACCTGAACCTGCTCGATGTTATCCGGGCTCTTATAGCTCAGGGTGGATCGGCTATGGGCGTCCAGGTTACCCGGAACGCCCCAGCGCATCGCCTAACGTTTGATGTCTACATTCCCAGGAACCTCTCCGGTAAGGCCTGGTTCAGCCGCGACCTAGGAAACCTAGCCGCTATCAGCTTTGCGCTAACCGATCCTACGTGTACCGATGCACTGGTTCAGGGCTCCGGTACGCAGTTCATATCCCGCGTAGCTTCCGCAAAGACGCAGTGGAACGTAGTCGAGCAGTTCGTTGATAGTAGCTCCGAGACGGACGCTAACAACCTAGCATCTACGGCTCAGCAGACATTGCTTACCGGAGCTGCTGGGCCGACTATGAGCGCGACCGCAACCGATACCCCATTCCTAACGTTCGGCCGCGATTACGGGCTAGGCGATATTGTCTCGATGGAGGTCCGTAACGGAGCCGTCTACTCTGACGTTGTTACCGCTGTCACGCTAACGGCTGACGGTTCCCAGACTCCGGTCTACTCCGTCGTGCCCTCAGTCGGGCAGTCTTCTATTGCGACCGCAACCGATCAGTCGGTTATCGGTCAGCTAACAAAACGGATTCAGGTTCTCGAAAGGAAGCTGGCGACTAAATTATGGTTACATACGACGGACGCCCAAGCGCTTTCACGCAGCTGTCGACAACGGCTGACTGGGAAAACTTCATGTCATCGGCCGGAATTGCCGACCGGATAGACCCTATCAACGGTGGCGCATTCGTCTCGTCATTTGACGTTCCGGGCCGCAACATCGTCATCTCAGCCGGCCAGGCTCTTATCAAGGGACAGCTCTGGAGAGCGGACGCACCGGTCAGCA